TATAAATCAAACAATTGAAGGTGAGTTTGCAATTTATGATGTGAGTCGATTCTTGAGTGTCTTGAGTTTGTTTAGTGATCCTATAATCACTCTTAATGCCAAATCTCTAACAATTACTGATGGATATCAGAAAGTAAATTATAACTTTGCAGATCCTGAAATGATTGCTTTACCGTCTGACAAAACTCCCAAGTTGGAAAGTCCAGAGATTAAATTTACGTTAACCAACGATGCCTTGACCAAAGTGCAGAAAGCTATGGGCGTTTTAAGTACGCCTGAGCTTGCTGTTGTTGGCAATGATGGCAATATTACTCTAGAAACTATTAACTCTAAAAACAGCTCAAGCGATACATTTGCTGTAAATGTAGGGTTGACTTCCCACACATTTAAAATGATTTTCAAAACAGAAAATATCAAACTCATTCCAGGTGATTATGAAGTATCAATCAGCAAGGCTGGTCTAGGATTTTTTAAAGGATCAGATATTCAATATTGGATCCCTTGTGAAGCAACATCATCTTTTGAGGCAGCAAACTAATGAAACCACAATCACATTTCCATTTACCAAAGAGCGTTAAACAATTCACAGCAGCTTTACCAACTAGAGAACAACGTATAGCATTTAAGAATGCGATGATTAGTGCATACAAATCATATTATCGCGCTAAATTAATGAAAGTAAAGCCACTGGAATCAAAACCAGATTAAAGGAAGTAACAACCCAAATTACGGCAAACGTGGAGTAAATAGTCCTAATTATGGTAAGGTGCGTACTGCGGAACAAAGAAACAAAATTAAGAATAGTGATTATCTTAAATTAAAACGTAGACGTGTTAAAATAAATGAAGTTGAATATGAAAGTGTCCAGGCAGCAGCACGAGCACATGGACATAGTGAAAGGTGGGTACGATTACATGATGAATATAAAAAATGACTTCCTTTGGGTGGAAAAATACAGACCACGAACTATTGAAGATACGGTTTTACCAGCAGATTTAAAACAAACATTTCAGCAGTTTGTTAATGATAAAGAAGTGCCTAACCTTCTTCTATCAGGTAGAGCAGGCACAGGCAAGACGACCGTAGCCAGAGCTATGTTGGAACAACTTGAATGTGATTATATCATTATCAATGGTAGTATGAATGGTAATATAGACACACTCAGAAATGAGATTCACCAATTTGCTTCGAGTATCTCTCTCACAGGGGGACGCAAATATGTTATTCTTGATGAAGCGGATTATTTAAATCCAAACTCGACACAACCAGCCCTTAGAAATTTTATGGAAGAATTTTCTAAGAACTGCGGCTTCATTTTAACTTGCAACTTCAAAAATAAAATCATCGATCCACTGCATTCAAGATGTAGTGTTGTTGAATTTAGAATTCCAAATGCCGAAAAGCCGGCCATTGCCGCTAAGTTTTTTAAGCGCATATGTGAGATCCTCACAAAAGAAAATATTGAATTTGATCAAAAAGTAGTTGCAGCAGTTGTGCAAAAACACTTTCCAGATTTTAGAAGGACATTAAATGAACTTCAGCGGTACAGCGCAACAGGAAGGATTGATAGCGGCATTTTAGCTAATGTCCAAGATGTATCTATTAAAGATCTTGTTGGATATATGAAAGCAAAGGATTTTACACATGTTCGCAAATGGGTAGCTGAAAACGTTGATGTGGATCCGGCAGTGCTGTTTAGGAAGTTTTATGATGGTGCTGTAGAATATCTAAAACCCGTAAGCATTCCTCAGGTCGTTTTAATTACTGCAGAATATCAATACAAACAAGCATTTGTGGCTGATAGCGAAATTAACATTGTTGCATATTTAACAGAAGTTATGGTGGAGGCAGAATTCAAATGAGTAAACAAGATTTGAATGAAGATTTTATTGATCCGGTATTAGAATATACACCAGATCCAAGATGGCATCGCAATATTAGTTTTGTAAAAAGCGGACTTAGGATATTAGCAGGTACCGCCTTATGCTTCAATGCGTATCTTAGTGCAGGTGTGCTTTTAATCTTAGCGGAAGTGCTAGGCATTGTTGAGGAGCTTGTGTGATTTTTAATAGGATCAAAGAACTACAAGATAAAATTGTAGGTATTACTTTTAGTCAATTTGATTTGCTCCATGCAGGGCATGTTGCAATGTTGGCCGAAGCAAAGCGACATTGTGACTACCTTATTGTCGGATTACAAAATGATGCAAGTGTTGATAGACCAACAAAGAACAATCCAATTCAAAGTATCGTAGAAAGACAAATTCAGTTATCAGCTGTAACATTTGTTGATGAAATTGTAGTATACAACACAGAAAAAGACTTAGAAGATATCTTACTAACTCTTCCTGTACATGTTAGAATTCTTGGTGTTGAATATGAGCATAAAGAATTTACTGGTAAGGAAATATGCCTCCAACGAGGAATTAAGTTAATTTATAATGGGCGAGATCATAGCTTTAGTAGTAGCAATCTTCGCAAACGCGTAGCGGAAGCAGAACAGATTAGAAATGAAGCCGTTTGATTACTTAAACGCCATCAACACCAATAAAAAGGACTTGATGGCGGGTACGGAAAACGATGAGCTAGCAGAAAAGAGCTATGTTCCGTATATTACTAACAAATCGCTATCATACTTTCCAGACACATTATTAGCAGCAAATGAAATGAACCAATATCATTTCTTAGAAAACAAACTCCAATTCCACTATCTTCTAAATATATGTAGACCTAGTAAAAGATTTGCAAAATGGGTCAAACAGGGAGATAGTGATGATCTTCAGCTTGTTATGGAATACTACTCATATAATGTAGATAAAGCCAAGCAGGTTTTACCATTGCTATCAAAAGAGCAGTTATCCATAATAAAAACAAAATTACAACATGGAGTTGAAGATGACAATCTTAGAGAGTCTGGTTGAGGTGAGGCTAGCAGACAAAGACGATTTCTTAAAGGTAAGAGAAACGCTTACCCGCATTGGAATAGCATCAAAAAGTGATCAAAAACTATTTCAATCATGCCATATACTACACAAGCAAGGCAGATACTATATTGTTCATTTTAAAGAACTTTTTGCACTTGATGGCAAACCAACAAATATCTCAGAAGATGATCTTGCACGACGTAACACAATTGTTAATCTAATTGCAGAGTGGGGATTAGTGCAATTAATTAGTATAGACAAAAGCAAAGACCCAGTTGCACCGCTTTCTCAAATTAAGGTATTATCGCATAAGGAGAAAGATGATTGGGAATTAGTAGCAAAATATAATATTGGTCATAAACGTACGTAATTTTTTTGTTTATTGTGGTTATGGAGAAGTGAATGGATAACTATTTTGAAATTGCCTTCAAAAAAGATAAAAGCAATATTAATGCTGCTCAAACCGTCTATGGAGTGAAATTGACGCAGATAAAGGACCACTACAACCTAGAGATGTCTATTTCCCATGATGGCATTTCTGGCAGAAGATTTTTAAATTCAAGTGTGAATTATCCAATGGGTAAGGAAGAATTGCAAAAGCTCATTACTGGGTTGGCTAGCTTGGTAGATGCCAATGCTCCCAATGACGCATAAGCGGGACCAACAATGGGACATTAAGTGTGTTTGCCAAGTGGATATCCTAGAAGTAAAAAATATTTTTAGTCATATATCCGAAGATCTGTGGAACAACGACATTGCACGCCAACAAATATTTGAAGTACACAAATCAACTCAAACAATCATCATTAACGAGTATTCCATAGATTGGTGTGGTACTGAGTATAATCCTTTTCTTAAATTTCCAGAATTTTTCAAGCCAATTCGTCATATAGCTGAAAAATTAGAACAAATTTATAACGGAAAAAAAGCACGGTGTTTGTTGGTAAAATTAAAATCCAATTCCACCATATTACCACATGTTGATAGTGGATATTATTTGGAAAACTGCCATAGATGCCACATACCTATAATAACCAATCCAGAAGTATTTTTTAGTGTCGGCGAAGCAACAATACACATGAGAGAGGGAAGTGTATATGAAATTAATAATTCACACATGCATTCGGTTTATAACAAATCCGAGCATGATAGAATTCATCTAATTATTGATATTTTGCCTAACGCCTTATTAAACTAGTATAAATAAAAAAGAGACCTGAATATGTCTTTAAACCATTTAACTCTATGCCTTTGGGGTAGGGTATTTTATTAACTCGCTTAAATTAAGGAGCAAAAATGACTAGGCTTACAGCATGGGACCCATTGTGGCCCTCAACCGTTGGATTTGAAAGAATGTTCAGAGAGATCGATGATCTCATGAACGCAACTAATTCAGGTTCAACATCAAACTTTCCACCTCACAACATCATCAAGCTAGACGATTACCGCTATACAGTGGAGTTGGCTGTTGCTGGTTTTAGTGAGAAGGAAATCGACATTACTCTTAAAGAAGGCATTTTAGAAATTAAAGGAAGTAAAACTCCAGATGATAATGAAATGCAATATCTACATAAGGGTATTGGCACAAGAGCATTTATCAAAAACATCCGATTGGCCGATACAGTAGAAGTGCGTGGAGCAACATTTAAAAATGGTATATTAGCTATTGGTCTTGAAAATGTAGTGCCAGAATCAAAAAAACCTCGGAAAATTGAGATTGGTAATGAGTTGCCTTTTACTAAGGCAACAGAACCACAACTCTTGGTTGAAGAGCAAGCAGCTTAACTTAACAGGGGGAGTCTAGCTCCCCCACTTTAAAGGGTATATTATGAGTGATATTATTTGTTTAAAATTGATTAGTGGGGAAGAACTGGCTGGTCAGAAAGTTGAAATGACAGGCAGCGGCGATTTCGTAATTAAGAATGTTGCATCTATTGTTATGATGCCGGGCCAAGGAAATCAAGTTAGTTTAGGATTAATGCCTTTTCTTCCATACGCAGAAAGCAAACAATTTACAATTGCACGCGAAGCTGTAGTGACATCATTCTCACCAAACGTGGATATGCTGAACAATTATAACCGCATGTATGGTTCAGGTATTCAAATTGCAAAAACTGTTTAATAAATAAAAAGGTACTATTCTTTTTTATTTTACAAGGAGCCATTCAATGGTTACATTAGAACTACTACAAAAATTAGCACCAAAAACAAACCGTGATAAATTAGCAGCCTTGGTTGGCCCATTAAATGCTGTTATGGAAAAATACTCCATCGACACAAGAGAGCGAGCAGCTGCCTTTCTAGCTCAGTGTGGCCATGAATCAGGTGGCTTTAATGCTATCAAAGAAAATTTAAATTACAGCGCAGATGGGCTACGTAAAGTATTTCCAAAATATTTTCCAACAGCTGAATTAGCTGAGCAATATGCTCGCCAACCGCAAAAAATTGCAAGTCGCATTTATGGCGGTCGTATGGGTAACGGGGATGAGTCGACCCACGAAGGATATACTTATTGCGGACGTGGATTAATTCAATTAACTGGCAAGAATAATTATACTGCAATGGCAACAGAGTTTGGCATGACGCTTGAACAGGTTGTTGTATATCTCGAAACACAAGATGGCGCTTGTATGAGTGCTGGTTGGTTTTGGAACAAGAACAAATTGAATCAGTTTGCTGATAGTGGCGATTTCACAACATTGACAAAACGCATCAATGGTGGTACAATTGGCCTCGAAGATCGCAAACATCATTATGATGTTGCGCTAGCGGCTTTATAATTTCAAACATAAAAAGGTTGGGTGTGGTTAATGGCTTATGCAAAGTATAGAGTA